ACCGGCATGGGTGCCCGCCGGCAGCCGCTGATGTTCATCATCACGACCGCCGGCGCTGACATCGAAGGCCCGTGCTACGACAAGCGCCGGCAGGTCATCGAGATGCTCGAAGGCACGGTGCCCGACGACGAACTGTTCGGTTTCATCTGGACCCTCGACGAGGGAGACGACTGGACCGACCCAAAGATGCTGGCCAAGGCCAACCCGAACCACGGGATTTCGGTGTTCCAGGAGTACTTGGAGAGCCAACAGGCCCGGGCGATTCGTTCGGCGCGCTTCACCAACACGTTCAAGACCAAGCACTTGAACCTGTGGGTGAGCGCCAAATCCGGCTTCTACAACATGGAAAGCTGGAAGGCCTGTGAGGACACCACGCTGACGCTCGAGCAGTTCGAGGGGCAGGAGTGGATTGCGGGCTTCGACTTGGCTCGCAAGCTGGACATGAACTCCCGGTCGCGCCTGTTCTGGCGAGTGATCGATGGCAAGACCCACTATTACAGCGTCGGCCCGAAGTTTTGGGTTCCATACGACACGGCCTACAACACCGATAACAAGCGCATGTCCGAGCGGTTCCAGGCCTGGGTAAACTCCAAGCACCTGGATGTTACCGACGGCGCCGAGATCGATTACCGCGAGATTCTCGAGGACACCAAGGAGGCCAACCATCTCGCGCCGCTGCGCGAGTCGCCCATTGACCCCCATGGCGCCACCGGATTGAGCCACGACCTTGACGATGAAGGCTTCAGCCCGATCACGATCACCCAGAACTACACGAACATGTCGGACGCCATGAAGGAACTTGAGGCCGCTATCACTGCGGGCCGCTTCCACCATGACGGCAATCCGATCATGACCTGGTGTATCGGCAACGTGATCGGCAAGAACCTGCCGGGCAACGACGATGTCGTGCGGCCGATCAAGCAGGGCGACGACAACAAGATCGACGGCGCGGTGGCGCTGATAATGGCGGTGGGCAGGGTGCTTATTCTGGTCAACGACAACAGCGGCAATATCAGCGACTTTTTCTCAAAACCAATCATCGTTGGATAACTGGACTGACCATGAATACAGGCCTGCTCGTATTTCTCCTGGCGGCCATGGCGGGGCTGTGCCTGCTGGTTGGCGGCGTCTTCGTGCTAGCCGGCCTGGGGTGGTCACTGGTGGCCGGCGGCGCGGCATGCCTGGCAACTGCGGGCTTTGTTCGTAAGGGGCTGACAAGTGAGTAAACCCCTAAAGGCTGTGCTGCAGCAGGCGATGTCCAAGTCGGCTGAGCCTGGACTCATGAAGTCTTCGCTTGCGGGATGGGTCGGTCGCCGAATAGGCCTTGGCGATTCTTCATTCTGGAACAGCTTCTACGGCACCGACTCCGCATCCGGCAAGACGGTTAGCCAGCAAACGGCGCTCCAGCTTTCCACGGTCTGGGCATGCGTACGCCTCATTGCTGAGACGCTGGCTACGCTTCCGATTGCTCTGTACGAGGATAAGAACGGTGTCCCCGCCGTCGCATCAGCGCACCCCGTGCACCGCGTCATCAGCATGCAGCCGAACGCCGACCAGACCCCTGTGGAGTTCTGGGAATGCGTGGTTGCGAGCTTGCTGCTGAGCGGGAACAGCTTTAACGAACCGCACCTGGTGGGCCGCGATGTCTCGTCGTTGGAATTCATCCTGCCGCAGAGCGTATCGCCACCCAAGCGACTCAGTAACGGCGCTATCGAATATCGCTTCATCGATAGCCTGGGCAAGCCCCATACCCTGCTCGACGAACAAATGATGCACACCCGCGGTTTCGGTACTGACCCGCTTTATGGGCTCAGCCCATTGTCGATGGGTCGTAACGTCTTCGGTGCCGCTATGGCGGCTGATGAGTCGGCCAGCAAGATGTTCGCGAATGGCATGAAGCTCGGCGGCGTGCTGTCCACAGACCAGATCCTGAACAAGCAACAGCGTGAAGACATCCGCGAAGACATGGCTTCGAAGTTCGCTGGCGCCGTGAACACCGGAAAAACCATGGTGCTGGAAGCCGGCATGAAATATCAGCAGGTCTCGATGACGCCTGAAGATGCCCAGATGCTGCAAACCAGGGCGTTTAACGTCGAGGAAATCTGCCGGTGGTTCCGCGTGCCGCCGTGGATGGTGGGGCACACATCCAACAGCACCAGTTGGGGCACGGGAATGGAACAGCAGATGCTGGGATTCCTCAGCTTTACGCTGCTGCCCTGGATGAAACGAATCGAGCAAAGCATCAATCGGCGCCTTCTTCGCCCGGACGAGCGCCGCCGGTTCTACGCCAAGTTCAACCCTGAGGGACTTCTGCGTGCCGATAGCGCCGCCCGTGCTGCGTTTTACAGCTCGATGACGCAAAACGGGATCTATACCCGCGACGACTGCCGGATCAAAGAGAACCTGGCGCCAATGGGTGGCAACGCCGCGAAGCTCACGGTGCAGTCGAACATGCTGCCCATCGACAAGCTTGGCGGCGACGCCGGGGATGCTCAGCAGGCCAGATCGGCGTTGCTGGATTGGCTCAACGACAAGCCGAAAGGTAATTCAGAATGAAACGAAAAGACCAATCGGTGGCGGTTAAATATCGCTCATTCGACTATGACGTGAAGGCTGTCGGCGAAGACGGCCTTTTTTCTGGGTACGGTTCTGTGTTCGGGGTCGTGGACAGCTACAACGAGGTTGTCGCGCCAGGCGCATTTCTCGAATCAATCGCAGACGCCAAGGCGAAGTCGCGCACCTTTCCTGTGTTGTGGCAGCACCGCACTGGCGAGCCCATCGGCAGCTGGGATATCGAGAGCCTGAAGGAAGACGACCGCGGCCTTTTCGGCTCCGGCCAGCTCTGGCTCGAAGATGCCCCGTATGCGCGAATCGCCAACCGTGGCATGCAGTCGCGTTCTATCACCGGCCTTTCCATCGGCTACTACGTGCGTGAGTCCAGCTTCGATGAGAAGACCCGGATTCGCACGTTGACCAAGCTCGACCTGGTCGAGATTTCCATTGTCACCGTGCCGGCGAACGACGAAGCCCGCACCGACACCATCAAGTCGAAGCTGGCCCACGGTGGGCTGCCTTCGCTTCCCGAATTTGAGCTGCTCCTGCGTGAGGCAGGCTTCTCGAAAACTCAATCTGCGGTGATTGCCAACCGTGGATTGCAGCACCTGCTCCGGAGCGAGTCCGCGGGCGACCTGGCTGAAGCTGAACTTGTCGAGGCGATTAAGTCGCGCCCGGCACTGACTCTCCCATCGTTTTGAGGATTCACCATGCATAACGCCATGAGCAACCAGGCTCGCTCCGAAAGCCGTCAAATGCAACGCAAGGAGCATTCCGACGACAAGATCCAGCTGAAAGCGGTCAATGACCTGCTGGACCAGCGCGACCAAGAAATCAAAGCCTTCGCCGAAAAGGCGAGCAAGGAAATCAAAGAGCACGGCACGATTCTGGCCGATACCAAAACCGTCCTCGACGGCCTGGTAAAGGATGGCCTGGGCCTCCAAGATCGCCTGCAAGATATCGAGCAGAAAATGGCTCGCCGCTTCTCCGCCAACGATCCGGCCGAACAAAAATCCGCTGGCGAAGAACTGTCGGAGTCCGAAGACTTCCAGTCGCTGCAAACCCGCGGTCGCGGTATCGCTCGCATTGGTCGCAAAGCCGTAACCAACCTCACCAGCTCGACCACTGGCACCGGTGGCGTTGGCGCCGGTATCCAGGCCACCCGTGTGCCAGGAATCGTTGCCGGCCCAGACCGCGAATTCACCGTGCGCGACCTGATCATGCCAGGGCGCACGGCCTCGAACGCTATCGAGTATGTCCGCGAAACCGGCTTCCAGAACATGGCCGCGCCGCAGGCCGGTGAGGGTGCAGCCAAGGCTCAGTCCGATCTCTCGTTCGGCCTGGTCACCACCACCGTCAAGACCATTGCACACTGGTTCCGCGCTTCCAAGCAGGTGCTGTCGGATATCCCGCTGCTGCAGAGCTACATCAACGGCCGCGCGATCTACGGCCTGAAGTACAAGGAAGAAGAGCAGCTCCTCGCTGGTGACGGTACCGGCCAGAATCTGCTGGGTCTGATTCCCCAAGCAACCGTCTTCAACGAATCGCTGCGTAAGGTCGGCGACACCAAGATCGACACCCTGCGCCGTGCAATCCTGCAGGTGCGCGTCGCTGAATACCGCGCCTCCGCTATCGCGCTGAACCCGGTCGACTGGGCGGACATCGAGCTGACCAAGGATGCCAACGGCTCTTACATCTGGGTCAACGTCCAAGAAGGTGGCGCACAGCGCCTGTGGAAACTGCCGGTGGTCGACAGCAACGCTGTGCCAGAGGGCGAATTTCTGGTCGGCGCTATGAACATTGCCGCCCAGGTCTTCGACCGTGAAGACGCTGCCGTCGAGGTTTCCACCGAAGATGGCGACAACTTCCGCACCAACATGGTCACCATCCGCGCCGAAGAGCGCCTGGCCCTGGCCGTGTACCGTCCGGAATCTTTCGTCCACGGCGAATTCGACGCGGCCTAAGGCCCTCGCCATCAACAGGAGCGCGCCCGGGTGACCGGGCGTGTAAGCCATGCCAGATATCACAGTGAAAACCGTAAAGGGTTTCGACAACCATGGCGAATACGCCAAGCGTGGCTCGACCATCACGGTCGACGAGTTCCGCGCGGCTGATCTGCACGCCAATGGCCTCATCGAGGATTACAAGGTGAAGAAAGCAGAAGAGCCGAGCAACAAGAAGGCGCCCGAGCCGGCCAACAAGGCGGCGGCCAAGCCAAAAAACAAGGCTGAATAACTATGAGCGTGATCGACATCGAGTTGGCGATGAAGCATCTGCTGGCCGAGCCCGAAGACCAGGACCTGGTCGAGGCTCAGCTGGATGCGGCCGAAGAGGCCTGCATGCGGTTCCTGCAGCGCCGGTTCTTCGTCGATCAGGCCGCACTTGATGCGGGCAAGGCCGAGACGCTGCAGCGCACCAGGGATGCTCGGGGCCTGTACATGATTGCCATGGGCACCGCCGACCTGCCTGAAAATCACGACTTCCAGCTTCGCTTGCGGGATAACGCCCGGCAGGCGCTCGCAGATGCGTACGAGGCCATCGACATGGACGAGCACGGGATTATCATCAATGCTGCTATCTCTGCGGCCTGCCTGCTCAAGCTCGGGCACTTGTTCGCGAACCGCGAAGAGGTTGTCACGGGCACCATCGCGACCGAGCTGCCGCTGGCGTCGAAGTCCCTGCTGATGCCTTATCGCATCCGGATGGGTGTTTGATGCTGGCCGGCAAGTTGCGGCATCGCGTTGATTTCCAGGCGCTGGGAGAAGTGCAGGACCCGGCCAGCGGTGAGATGGTGCCCGGCTGGTCAACCATCTGGCCCAAGGTGCCGGCGTCCTTCCAGCCGCTGAGTGCCCGCGACATGATCGCTGCCCAGGCGGCCCAGTCCGAAGCCACGGCCCGGGTAGTGGTCCGGTACCGCGCCGGCGTGCTGCCGACCATGCGCATCATCCACCGCGGCGAGGTCTACGACATCAAGGGCCCGGCGCTCGCTGATCCTGATTCAGGCCTGGAATACCTCACCATTGTGGTGGCCAAGGGGGTGAACGATGGCTGACGGTCTCGACTTCAAGCTTCAAGGCGTTGATGGCCTGGTCGCAAAGCTCGAAGCCGTCAGTTACGACATGAAGCGCAAGGGCGGCCGCTCGGCGTTGCGCAAGGCTGCGCAGCTGGTCGCCGACCGCGCCAAGGAAAACGCCTCCCGCATCGACGACCCGGAAACAGGCCGGTCTATCGCGAAGAACATCGCTCTACGATGGAATGGTCGGCTTTTCAAGCAAAGCGGAAATCTCGGTTTCCGTGTCGGCGTCTTGTACGGCGCGGTGCTAAAGAACGGCGGCGACAAGGCTGCCAACTCGCCGACCCCGCACTGGCGGCTGATCGAATTCGGCACCGTCAAGATGCGCGGCACGCCCTTCATGCGCCGGGCGCTTGCCGAGCACATTGGCGAAGCGACCGATGCGTTCGTCAGCAGCTACACGAAGGCCATCGACCGGGCAATCAAGCGCGCAGCCAAGGGGAACAACTGATGTACGCACCGATATTCGCTGTGTGCGCCGCAGACGCTGGCGTCACCGCGCTGCTGGGTGCTTCTCCGACCAGGCTCTACCCGTTCGGCGAGGCACCGGAAGGTGTCGCCAAGCCATATGCCGTGTGGCAACTGGTGACCGGCAGCCCGGAGAACTACCTGGCGGGCCGCCCGGACATGGATGGCTACACCCTGCAGGTGGACGTGTACGGCGCGACCGCCGCGTCGGCGCGAGCGGTGGCCACGGCGATCAGCACCGCCATTGAGCTGAAGGCCTACGTCACCCGCTGGGGCGGCGAGACCAAGGACACCGAAACAAAGCTGTACCGGTCGAGCTTTGACATCGACTGGCTTGTACCCAGATAGCCACACCTCAACCCCCAGGCCCGCCACGTGCGGGTTTTTTTATGCCCGACATTTGGAGAACGCCATGTCGATCCTTTCCCAAGGAACCCAGATTTACGCTTTGGTGCCGCCGCTGACCGGCACCGGTCCCAAGACGGTGCTGGCGATCGAGTGCGCGACCGCATTCAGCCCAGGCGGCGCGCCAGCGGACCAGATCGAGGATACCTGCCTGGAAGACAACGAGCGCAGCTACAAGAAGGGCTTGCGCACCCCGGGCCAAGCTTCGCTGACCGTTAACGCAGACCCGAACAACGCCAGCCACATCCGCCTGCACCAGCTCTCGGAAGCCAATGGCGATACCACCATCATCTGGGCTGTGGGCTGGTCCGACGGCACTGAAGCACCGACCGTGAACACTGCCGGCGATGACTTCGAGCTTCCCGATGATCGCACCTGGTTCACCTTCCGCGGTTACGTTTCGGACTTCCCGTTCGATTTCGCGGCCAACGCCGTTGTCAGCACCGCGGCCACCATCCAGCGTTCGGGCGGTTCCGCCTGGATCCCGAAAACCGCATAAGGCCTGGGCATGAAGCTGAATCTCGAAACGCTCAAGTCGGTCGGCGCCTTCACTGGCCGACCAGTTGAAAAGGACATCACCTGGATGCAGGGCGACCAGGAAGTGACCGCAACCGTGTACATCCGTCCGCTGGGCTACCAAGCAGCGGTCAGCGAGGTAATCGCCTCCGGCGGCAAGCACGACAGCATTGCTGGACGCATCGCGGCGAGCATCTGCGATGAGCATGGCGTCGCGGTGTTCACGGTGGCGGATATTACCGGCGAGGCCGATCCGGAGCGTGGCGCGCTTGACGGCCGCCTGACTGTCGCTCTGTTGGCCGCCATCCACCAGGTCAACAACATGGGAAAGACGACGAGCTCTCCGAACTCGACGAGCTCTGGCACGAACTCGCGATCAGCTTCGGCTGCACGATCGCGGAAGCCCAGGAAAGGCTGAGCCTGCGCGAGTTCAATGGCTGGGTGAAGTACCGGCGATTGCGCGGCTCCCTCAACATCGGCATGCGGGTGGAGCGGGGCGCCGCGCTGCTGGCGGCCATGTTTGCCAATTGGCGAAACAAGGACGGTGGCTACCTCGTGAATGATTTCATGCCCCATAACCCTCGACCGGCTATTTCTCTGGACGAGGCCAAGGAAACATGGACTTGAACCATTTGCACTGGCCGAGTCGCTGCTCAGCAATGGTCCGCCACCTTGGCGGGCTACCGCCTGGAGAATGCAATGCCAAGTAATTCGCTGGGCACGCTGACGTTGGACCTCATCGCGAAGATTGGCTCGTTCACTGGTCCGCTCGACAAGGCAAGCCAGAACGCCAAGAAAAACATGAACGACATCAAGGTGTCGACGATTGCGGCCGGCGTCGCTATTGGTGAGTTTGCTGGCAACATCATCGGCTCCATCCCGTCGGCCGTACAGCACCTGATCACCGGCGCCGCCGAGTCGGCAAAGGAAATCGCTAACCTATCCAAGGTCGCCGGGCTTAGCACCACCGATTTCCAGAAATTGGCCGCTGGGGCTGCCACCGTTGGTGTCGCACAGGACAAGCTCTCGGACATCTTGAAGGACGTCAACGACAAGGTCGGCGACTTCATGAATACCGGCGGCGGCGCGCTGCAGGACTTCTTCACCGCCATCGCTCCTAAGGTCGGCGTTACAGCTGACCAGTTCAAGAAGCTCAACAGTGCCGATGCTCTGAAGCTGTACGTCTCCAGCCTGGAAAAAGCAAACGTCAGCCAGTCCGAGATGACCTTCTATATGGAGGCCATCGCGAACGATGCGACTGCGCTGGTGCCGCTGCTGCGCAATGGCGGCAAGGGGTTCAAGGACCTTGGTGACGCCGCCGAGGCCGCCGGCGCGATCATGAGCGGCGATACGATCCAGGCGGCCCAGGACTTTAACCAGCAGCTGGTCGTGCTGGGCCAGTACGTGGACGCGGCGAAGATCTCGCTGGCCGCTGATTTTCTGCCGGTGATTGCCCAGTTCAGCAAGGACGTGAACAAGGCCGCGAAGGACGGTGGCGGCTTGTCAGCGACCGTGCAGAGCCTGGGCGACAAGCTGGTCGACACCACGGCATTCATCGCAAGCGCCGGCGATGGCGTCGTGCGGGTGTTCGACATCGCCGGCAACACAATCGTTGGGCTTTACGCCACCGCGGTTGCCCACATGTCGTCATTGATGGGTGACCTGGCCGCCGGGTTGTCGAAAATTACGTTGGGTGACGTAGCCAAGGGGTTTTCCGCTGATTCTGCGCGACTTCGCGATGAGGCCAAGGTCAACTTTGGTGTGGCCGCCCAGGCCGCCGCCGAGATCCAGCAGAACCTTGAAAAGCCTATGGCTGGCGATGTGTTCAAGGACTATGTGAAAAACGCCAAGGCCGCAGCTGCTGAGGCGGCCAAGGCCACAGCCGAGGCAAACAAGGGCGGGACAGGCTCCGGCGTTGATCCGGCCAAGATCAAACAGGATGCCGCTGACGCGAAGAAGGCGGTATCTGACGCTGAGTCCGCGGCGAAGAAACTGCAGGGTACCTTCGACACTGCCGAGCAGGCGTATCAGCGCGAAATAGAGCTCATCAACACCTCGGTTGACGCCCGCAAAAACGCCACCGAGGTGGCCAAGCTTCAGTTCGAGATCGAGACTGGCAAGCTGGTGGGCATCAACGCTGAGCAGCAGAAGCGCTTGTTGGCGCTGGCCGCAGAGCTCGACGTGAAGAAAAAGCTGAAGCAGGCCAACGAAGACGAGGCAAAGGCTGCGGCATACGCTGCCACACTGGCTGAGGCGAACCAAACGGCGAAGTCCGGCTTTGATCAGGAACTCGCCGGCGCCGGGATGGGCGACAAGGCCCGTGACCGGCTGAAGCAGGACCTGCAGATTCAGCAGGACTACGACCGGCAGATGGCCGACCTGCAGAAACAGCGCAACAGCGGTGATACCAGCCAGGAGCTGTACACCAAGGAGACCAGCCAATTGCAGGAGGCCTTGGCCTCGCGGATGGTCATCCAGCAAGATTATTACAATCAGCTGGACCAGGCGCAGAGCGATTGGATGTCGGGCGTTTCGGACGCATGGAAGAACTACCAGGATCAGGCCGCCGATTCGGCGAGCCAGTCGAAGCAGCTGTTCAGCGATGCGCTCAGCGGTACCGAAGATGCCATTGTGTCCTTCGTGAAAACCGGAAAACTGTCGTTCACGGATCTCGCAGATTCGATTATCGAAGACCTGATCCGAATCCAGATTCGACAGGCCGCCGTTGGTCTTGCGAGCAGCGCAATCAGCGCGTTTACCGGTAGTGGATCGTCTCTTGGATCCAGCACGTCTTCCGGTTTCAGCGAAACCTTGACGGCCAACGCGAAAGGCGGTGTTTACGATTCGCCGAGTCTTTCTTCGTTCTCCGGCGGCATCTACGACAGCCCTCAACTGTTCGCTTTCGCGAAGGGTGCGGGTGTGTTCGGCGAAGCTGGTCCCGAGGCAATCATGCCGCTCACGCGCGCCGCCGACGGATCGCTTGGCGTAAGGGCGATTGGCAGCGATTCCAGTCCTGTGGATGCTGCTTCGACCGTTTCCAACTCAAGCCAAATCGTGATTCAGCAATCCATCAACGTTGCTGCATCGGATGGGTCCATGAGCCAGCAGGACCAGGCGGCGGTGGCGAAAGTCTATGCCGACACCGCAAAGCGTGGTGCTCAGCAGGCAATAACCGAAGAACTGCGCCCAGGCGGCGCTATCTGGAAGGCAGTCAATGGCCGTTGAAACCTTCACCTGGTGCCCCCGAATCGAGCCTGTGAGTTCTCCCTCCTACCGCAATCGGACGTCACGCTTCGGTAACGGCTACGAGCAGGTAGTCGGCGACGGGCCGAACAACCTCGAGGACAGCTGGGCCCTGACGTTTGTCGTTGGGGCCGCTGACGCGGCGCTCATCAAGGCTTTCCTTGATAGGCACGCCGGGAACAAGTCGTTCCTCTGGACGCCGCCGCTGTCCGGTGTGAGCTTCTTCAAATCAACGGCGCCGTCGGTGACACCCAACGGGGCTGGCGTGTACACGCTGACCGCTACCTTTACCCTAGCATTTGCGCCATAGGAATCCGGCATGCCGTTGATCAATGACATCCAGGTGCTCGAGCCGGGCAGCGAGGTTTTGCTTTTCGAACTCGACGGCACCGACTATGGCGCCGATGTGCTTCGATTCCACGGGCATTCAATCCCGCACACCTCGGCCGAGATCCTGGCCGCCGGCGCCGATGCCGACCAGCTGCCGGCCAAGTCCATCTGGTGGCAGGGCAACGAGTACGGCGCCTGGCCTATGCAGATCGATGGCATCCAGGCGACCGGCGACGGCACGGCCGTTCGGCCCACGCTGTCGGTGGGCAACGTGAATGGCCGCATCACAGCGCTGTGCCTGGCCTTCGATGACCTGATCGAATTCAAGATGACCATGCATGACACGCTGGGGCGCTACCTTGATGCCCTGAACTTCCCCAGCGGCAACGCCGAGGCCGATCCCACGCAGGAATCGATTGAGGTCTGGTACGTCGACCAGAAGACCAACGAGGACGGCGAGTCGGTCACGTGGGAGCTGGCCAGCCCAGGCGATGTCGGCAACGAGTCGGTGGGCCGCCAGATGACCACGCTCTGCCATTGGTGCCTCACGGGCGGCTACCGGGGCCCGGACTGCGGCTACACCGGCGGCTATGTGGACAAGGATGGCAACCCCACCGACGACCCTGAAAAGGACGAATGCGATGCCACGCTGGCGCGCGGGTGCGAACCCCGTTTTGGGGCAAACAATGAACTGCCGTTCGGCGGCTTCCCAGCCGTATCGCTGATCGTGCGGAGTTGACCATGCTCAAATACATACTCGAGGCGGTGCAGGCGCACGCCCAGGCCGAATACCCGCGCGAGTGCTGCGGGCTGCTGCTGGCCATTGGGCGCAAGCAGCAGTACTTCCCGTGCGCGAACACTGCCAGCGACCCCAAGGAAGAGTTCCGCATTGACCCGGCCGAATATGTCGCGGCTGAGGCGGTGGGCGAGGTGATCGGCATCGTGCACTCCCACCCGGATGCCACCAGCAGGCCGTCGCCGCGGGACCGGGCGATGTGCGAAGCCACCGAATTGCCCTGGCACATCCTGTCCTGGCCTGAGGGCGACCTGCGCACCATCATCCCCGAAGGCAACACGCCGCTGCTCGGTCGCCCGTTCGTGCACGGCGCCTGGGATTGCTGGCAGGTCTGCGCCGATTGGTACCAGCGCGAGATGGGCCTGGAGTTCGAGCCATTCAAGCGCGAAGACGGGTGGTGGGAGGACGCCGCCGGCCCCAGCCTCTACGAACAGGCCTACGAGGCTGCCGGGTTCGAGCGGGTGGGCACGCCGCAACGTGGCGACCTGATTGTCATGGCAGTGGGCAAGACCGCGCACCCGAACCACGCTGGCATCTACCTGGCGGCCGATCCGGGGCTGCCTGGTGAGGCATCAGGCGTGCACGGCCAAGGGCCATTCCTTCTGCACCACCTGTACGGCCGGCCCTCGGAGATCATTGTCTTCGGCGGCCCCTGGCACGACCGAACTCGCCTGGTGCTGCGCCATAAGGATTCGAAACCAGCATGAGCGCCGGAGCCGTGGCGGTGTGCGCGCCTAGCATCTGCGGGCTCCGGTTGGGCATTTTGAAAGGTATATGGCTAAGTGCTACAGTCGCATCTTAATTTCAAAGGAAATGAAAATGATGCGTCGTACAGTCGCTTTTCTGGCGGTCACTGCCATGCTGACAGGTTGCGCTAACACCAAAGAGGTGGACTCTTGGAGGGCCGAAGCACAGCGAACAATTCCTATCTGCGTCAGCGACAATCAGTGCCAAGTAATGTGGTCAGCGGCCCGGGGATGGGTTCTGAATCATGCAGGAACGAAAATCCAGAATTACGGCGTCGATTATTTCGACACCTACAATCCTATTCAGAATAGTCCAAGACTTGCCGCGCAAGTTTCGAAGGACGCGTTAGGGGCCGGAAAGTACAAAATTATCGCCAAGCTGTGGTGCGACAATATGTTCGGATGTCAGCCCAACGCTTGGCAGGCGCTATTAGATTTCAATCGATCCGTTAACCTCGCAGGATCTGGGCAGTGAGCCGAAAGGCTGGAGTTTAAGTATGCGAATTTTAGTCGGAACGCTTGCAGTTGCCCTGCTGGCCGGGTGTGCTTCTCCCAGCGATCTCAGGGCTGGCTCGCCCACCGTGAGCACCGCCACGAAGAAAACACCAAAGGCTTACGCGCTGTGCGTCTTCCCCAAGTGGCAAGACGCCAGGTCCGAAGCGGCCATGTCTGAAACTCAGGATGGCTATCGGTTGCTCATTGCCGCCTCGGGGCAGACGGATGAACTTCTCGACATCGCGGCCAAGGGAGCAGGCAGCTCCGTTAGGTTCTACCAACGCGCGGCTTGGCTGCCGGGAGTGGGCCGGGCAGCAGTCGAAAGCGCGGTCAAATCCTGCCTTTGAGCAGGAAGCATACAAAGCCGCCTTCGGGCGGTTTTTCATTTCTAGGGGGAGTCATGGCGGCAACAGCAGCCCACTACACGCCGATGACAGAAATCCTTCTGTCTGGATCGCTCGCGAGCAAATTCGGGCGCAGGCATCGCCGATTGCTGGACTCGGGCCAGACCTGGGAGGCCTTCAAGGCACTCAAGTCCACCATCCCAGGCTTTGCCGAGGAGGTTAAGCGGCTCGATTCGCTGGGCATGCGATTCGTCGTGTTCAGGAACCGCGCAAGCGCAAATGAAACCGAGTTTTCCATGGGAGGCACCCGGGAAGTACGCATTGTCCCCGTGGTGGCCGGTAGCAAGCGAGCAGGCCTGCTGCAAACAGTACTTGGAGTGATCCTGATCGCGGTCTCCTTTATCCCAGGCTTTCAGGCTGCAGCGGGGCCAGGCATTGCACTGGTCGCCGGCGGCGTCATCCAAATGCTCAGCCCCCAGGCCTCCGGGCTCAAGCAGAGCGCCTCGCCCGACAACCTGCCCAGCTACGCTTTCGGCAGCGCGAACAACACCACCGCCAGCGGCAACCCGGTGCCCATCTGCATCGGCGAGCGCCGGTGGGGCGGGGCGATCATCAGCGCCTCGATTTACGCCGAAGACAAGACCTGATCCAACGCCACTGACACCCGGCCGCCCATGAGGCGGTTTTTTTATGCCTGGAGAAAAGCATGGGCGCAGCACAGCACCTGGACATCGCCGGCGCCAAGAGCGGCAGCAGCAGCGCCAAGACGCCCGTCGAGGCCTCCGACAGCCTGCGCTCTACCAACCTGGCCAAGATTCTGATCGCGGTGGGCGAGGGTGAATTCGAGGGCACGCCGTCGGCAGCCGACATCTACCTCGACAACACCCCGATCAACGACGCCAGCGGCAACGTGAACTACCCGAACGTGACCTGGTCCTGGCGCAATGGCGCGGTCGATCAGTCGTACATCCCGGGCATCCCGTCGGTAGAAAACGAGACGACCATCAACGTCGAGCTGCGCAGCGACACCGCCTGGGTCCGGTCCATCACCAACCTGCAGCTGTCGGCTGTACGCGTGCGCCTGGCGTGGCCGGCCCTGCAGCAGCAGGACGACGAAGGCAATGTGGGCGGGTACCGCATCGAGTACGCCATCGATGTTTCCACTGACGGCGGCAGCTACCAGCAGGTGCTCGATGAAGCTGTCGACGGTAAGACCACCACCAGGTACGAGCGCTCGCGCCGCATTGATCTGCCGGCGGCCACCAGCGGTTGGCAGATCCGCGTGCGCCGCATCACGCCGAACCAGAACACCAACAAGATCGCCGACACCATGCTGGTGGCTGGCATCACCGAGGTGATCGACGCGAAGCTTCGGTACCCGAACACCGCGCTGCTGTACATCGAGTTCGACGCCGAGCAGTTCACCAACATCCCAGCCGTCACCGTGAAGTGCAAGGCCCGCAAGTGGCAGGTGCCCAGCAACTACGACCCGGTGGCCCGCACCTACAGCGGAGTCTGGGACGGCACCATGAAGGAAGCCTGGACCAACAACGCCGCCTGGATCACCTACGGCATCTGCACTGTGGACCGCTTCGGCCTGGGCAAGCGCATCAAGTCGTGGATGGTGGACAAGTGGGAGCTGTACCGCATCGCGCAGTACTGCGACCAGCTGGTGCCGAACGGCGTGGGCGGCACCGAGCCGCGCTACCTCTGCGACATGAACATTCAGGCCAAGGCCGACGCCTGGTCGCTGCTGCGCGACATTTCGGCGATCTACCGGGGCATGACCTACTGGGCCCAGGGCCAGCTGGTGGCGCAGGCCGACATGCCGCGCGCCCAGGACTTCGACTACGTCTTCACGCGCGCTAACGTGATCGACGGAAAGTTTTCCTACAGCAGCGCGTCGTCGAAGACCCGCTATACCCGGGCACTGGTCAGCTACGACAACCCGGCCAACAACTACGACACCGACGTGACGGCCTATGCCGACCTGGTCCAGCAGCGCCGCTTCGGCGACAAGCCTGTCGAGATCAGCGCCATTGGGTGCACGCGCGCTTCCGAGGCCCAGCGCCGCGGTAAGTGGGTGATCCTGAGCAACAACCAGGACCGCACCGTTTCGTTCAAGACCGGTATGGAAGGCAGTATCCCGCTGCCGGGCTACATCATCCCCGTGGCCGACTCGCTGCTAGCTGGTCGGGAGATCGGCGGGCGCATCTCCAGCGCCGCCGGCGTGATGGTCACGCTAGACCGGGACACCCAGGCCAAGGCCGGTGATCGCTTGATCATCAACCTGCCCAGTGGCAAGGCCGAGGCGCGCACGGTGGCTTCGGTGGCCGGCCGCGCCGTCACCGTGACCACAGCCTATAGCGAGGCGCCCGGGGCGCAGCTGCAGTGGGCGCTGGACGCTGATGATCTGTCGATTCCGCTGTACCGCGTGCTCACCACCAAGCGCACCACCGAGGGCGACTACGAAATCACGGCGCTGCAGTACGAGCCGAGCAAGTTCGACGCTATCGACACCGGCGCGCGCCTGGAAGAAAAGCCGATTAGCGTGATCCCGATCACTGTAGTGCCGGCGCCAGCCAGCATTTCGGTGACCTCGACCAGCAGCATCATTCAGGGCCTGGCTGTTGCGACGATGACCATCGCCTGGCCCGCCGTGACTGGTGCGGTGGCCTACGACGTGGAGTGGCGCAAGGACAGCGGCAACTGGATGAAAGTGGCCCGCACCGGCGCGCTGAACGTCGACGTTACCGGCATCTACGCCGGCGGCTACGTCGCCCGGGTGCGCGCCGTCAGTGCGTTCGACATCTCGTCGATCTGGCGCACGTCGGTGCTGACGCAGCTGGCGGGTAAGGTCGGCACGCCGCCGGCCGTGACCAGCCTGACGGCTACCAGCCAGCTGTTCGGCATTGCCCTGGCCTGGAACTTCCCGGCGGGCGCCGAGGACACCCAGCGCACCGAGCTCTGGTACGGCACCTCGCCGAGCCTGGATGCCGCCGCGAAGCTGAGCGACCTGGCGTACCCGCAACGGGACTACGTGCTCCAGAACCTGAAGGCCGGCGCCACGCTCTACTTCTGGGCGCGCCTGGTGGATCGGATCGGTAACATCGGTCCCTTCTACCCAACGGGCAACGGAGTGCAGGGCATTGCCAGCACGGATGCCACGTTGATCCTTGAGCAGATCGCCGGAGAGATAACTAAAACCCAGCTGGGTCAGGACCTGCTGGACGAGATCAACCTGATTCCCGGCCTGCAGGATCAAATCGACGATCTGTCGAACCCTCTGATGTACGTGCCCACCGATGCCTATGCATCCGGCGCCGTGGTTTATCAGGGCGACCGGCTATACCAGGCTATCGCTGCGGTTCCCGCTGCCGCCGATGGCAGCAACGCGCCGCCCAATGTCACCTACTGGAAGGATGTCGGCCAGATCCTCAACACCGCGAACGCCTTGGCGCTCCAGGTGCAAGAGAACACCGCTGATATCAGTGAACTCGACGGCGTGGTTACGGCCCAGGCATCGAGCGTGCAAGTGCTGCGCGCGGCCTACCGGGATGACGACGGGGAGGGTGACCTGCAGGGCGCACTGAAACTGTGGGACACCCAGGCGACCTACTCGAAAGAGGTGGTGGTGCGGGCAACACAGGATCAGGCGTTGGTGCAGACAGCGGAAACCCTGCAGGCGACCGTCGCTGATAGCAACGCCGCTGTGCAGACCACCAGCCAGGCAGTCGCCGACCTGAGCGGCAAGGCCTCGGCCATGTGGTCGGTCAAGCTGCAGGTGAACTCGCAGGGGCAATACGTTGCCGCGGGCATCGGCCTAGGAATCGAGAACACTGCTGCTGGCCTGCAAAGTCAGTTCCTTGTGTCGGCCGATCGGTTCGCCGTGGTCAACAACGTGGATGGCACGCTTATCAGCCCGTTCGCGGTGCAGGGCGGCCAGGTATTCATCAATTCCGGCGTTTTCCAAGATGCATCGATCACCTTCGGCAAGATCACAGACTCGCTCCAGTCCACCGGCTATATCACCGATACGACCGGCTGGAGACTGGGCAAGGATGGCACGCTGAATCTGAACGGCGCTGGCACCGGCTATCGACTCAAGCTTAATTCCAACGGGTTTTACCTGACGGATACAACGACTGGTGTCGTCGTGGTGGAACTTGGAGTGCTCTCATGACGGTAGGCTTACGGGTTAGGGATCGGACTACCGGCCAAGTCATTGTCGAATACACGGACCGAATGACCAGGATCGTCGGCAGCTTCAGCACAGGGACCGCTGCGGGCTCTGTCACTGTCGACCTCTCGCTAGGTACCGGATGGGCAGCCGTCATGGAGGTGCCTCCTACCAATCCTAATATTGCGAACTATTACCGATACCCAAGGGTTACGGTGACAGGGAACATCATATCTTGGGATTTTCCCGGCGACTCGAGCTGGACGATACTGTCCTGCGTCGTTCTGTATGGTGTGCACTAGATGATCGGCATGCGGATCAGGAACAATGGCAATATTCTGCAGGTCGATGGCAACTATCAGAACATGGAGGTATCCGCCCAAGGGACAGCGACTACATCGGGATCCTATGGTGGTACAAGTGAGATGTACGCTGACATCCCAATACCATCTGGCAGAGGAAACTCCCTGCTTGCTGTATATGGCGCGACAGCCGCAGTGTATTGCAAGAAGCAGGACGCCAACACCTTCAGGGTATTTTCACAGGCCAGCACCCCGGCAACGTTTACCTACTATCTGTTTTCCACGCCTCAGGCTGTGAGTGGGGGAGTGGGCCTCAAGATCAGGAACAACACCACCGGCGCCGTGCTGTTCAATTCGCGCTACAAGTACCTCAGGGTACTTGACTACCTCACCGGTACCCTTGCCATTGACTCCGCTATCAGTCGCCAGTACCCCGGCAAAAAAGTCGCAATAATTCAGACACTGCGTCCTTTCCACATAAAAATAGACTCCGGGGGGACGAGTCAGCAACCGGCAGGCGTGTTCACCTTCCGAAGTGGTCAGATGACGAATCCGCAGTCGGACACAGCTACGGTGACCTTTGGTATTTCTTTCGTTTTTGGTGGGCCCGTCCAGGTCACGCCGGTGGCCAATGGTATGAACTCCATCGGCTACTTGGTGATAGACGTCACCGGATACTGATCCGCCCAAAATATACCAGCCCGCCAGGCGCGGGCTTTTTCATGCCTGGAGAAATGAATGCCCTGGCTCAGAACAGGCACGGTCGCGTGCACGCTCAATTCCACAACGGTGACCGGTACCAGCACTGGCTTCGTGGCGAATGCCCGGGTGGGCGATGCCTTCCTTGGCCCGGACGGCCGCTGGTACGAGGTCGCGAACATCGCGAGCGACACCGCGCTGTCGATCTTGCCGGCGTATCTCGGGGCCACGGTCAGCGCCGGATCCTACGCGCTTGCGCCTATGCAGGGCTACGTGAAGGATTCTGCCGACCAGTTGCGCACGCTCGTGAACAAGTTCGGCACACTGGCTGCTGCGGCTTCAATCAATGCGCTGGCGGCCGTGACAGGGGCTGCGGGGAAATTCCCCTATTTCACTGCCGGGGATCAGATGGCGTTGGCCACCCTGTCAGACTACGCCAAGAGTGGGCAGAACGGCGATATCAAAGCACTCCTAGGAATGACAACCCCGCTTAGTGTTGCCCAAGGCGGAACTGGCGGGACCAGTCCGCCCTACACCCGTGCAAATTCCGTGGGCACCGTGTCACAAGCCAGTGGCGTGCCTACTGGCGCTATCGTTGAGCGCGGGAGCAACGCCAATGGCGAATATGTGAAGTATTTGGACGGTACGCTTATTTGCAAGCAAACGTTCACAGGCATTTCGGTAAGTACCGCTACTGGTGGCAACTACCTTTGGGCATTCACAACTGCGACTCAGACATGGACGTTTCCTATCGCCTTTGTAGGGGCAGTTCCTGCCGTAACCGGCTCAGAAGTTAGTGCTGACGTAGTGTTCACGGCGGGTAACAGGGGGTCGCTTAGCTCTGCTGAATTTCGCTTTTTTTATTCGTCTTCTATTACAGGGCGCGGAGCCACACTAATGGCCACAGGGAGATGGTTCTGATGAAAATTAATCTTTCGCCGCAACGAAGGGATGACAGCCTCGACGTATCACGCGCTGGGGCCGCGCTCACGCTCAACGGCATCACGTTCGATTTTTCCCAGATGTCCGACGGTGACTCTCTACCTGCAAGCGCGATCAGCTCCCGGTGGTTTGCTGGCCAGGTCGACAACATCGGCGGCGAGCTGGAGCTGACACTGATCCTGCCGCTCCCGGCCAATTACAGCCCGGAACAGGCGTTCCCTGTGCCGTTGGTGATCACCGCCGACGGCCCGGTGGCCCTTCCGGCGCCGCTACCTATCCCCGTGCCGATCATCGATGAGGCGTTTTCTGAATCCAGCGAGCAGCCGGCCGCCGAAGCGGTACAAACCCAGGAGCCTGAAGCATGAGCGGAAACATCGATTGGACCCAGCTAATCACCAAGGCCATGAAGGACCAGGCCGCCGCCGCGCAGCTGCTCGCCGGGGTAATTGCTGAGACTGCCGCCCGCCGGGCAGTGGCTGATGCCGCGATCGCGCCGCTGCAGGATGCGGTGGACATCGACGACGCCACAGACGCCGAGACCGCGCTGCTAAAGGCCTGGAAGAAGTATCGCGTGGCGCTGAACCGCCTGCCCGAGCAGGCCGGCTATCCGACAACCGTGGACTGGCCAACCGTTCCGGCCTGATCACAGCAAGCACACCGAACCCGCCATCGAGCGGGATTTTTTTTGCCTGGAGAAAAGCTATGCCAAGTGAAACCCGCGGGGTCCGCAATAAAAACCCCGGAAACATCGACTTCAACGCCCGCAACGACTGGCAAGGCCAGCTGGGCAAGGAGACCGGCCCGAACGGCCGCTTCGCCATATTCGACTCGCCTGAGAACGGCATCCGTGCGCTGGGCAAGCTGCTGATCAACTACCGAGGGAAGCACGGCATGCCGGGCGTGGGTGCACCTGGCATCGACACCGTGCGCGAAACGATCAGCCGCTGGGCACCTGGCGGCGAGAACGACACCGAGGCCTACATCAAGGCTGTGGCCCGCGCGGTTAGCGTCGAGCCGAACCAGCCCATCGACATCAAGGCGCCGGCGGTGCTAGCCGGCATGGTCACCGCCATCATCGCGCATGAGAACGGAGGCAACCCCTACGCGCCGGCGATCGTTGCCGAGGGCGTGCGGCGGGCGCTGGTATGACGGCGGCAGGCCGGCTGGCGGCCGTGCTGTTTCTGCTGGCCGCCATCGCTGGCGCGTTGTACGGCGCCTACCGCCACGGCGTGACCGTCACCGACCTGCGCTGGGAGGCCAAGCAGGCCGACCAGGCCAACCTGCAGTCGAAGGCCTTGGCCGCTGACACCACGACCAAGCGCACTGAAGAACAACGCCGGCAGAACGCCGTGAACGAGGTAGCAGATGATTCAAGGAAACAGGAAGCGGCCGCTGCACCTGGTGTTGCCGCTGCTGGCGCTGCTGCTGACGGGTTGCGAAACGACACAGCCAAGCTGGTCGCCGCCGGTGGCAGCGTGCCCGGTGATCCCAGCCTTGCCGCCAGAAGCGGGGCAAACCGGCGCGCCGCCATGGTGCTCTCCGGACTGCTCGACAGGTCTGTCGCTCGAAATCGAGAGCTGGCGCAAGGAATTGACGACGCCCGACGCCGCGGGCTCAGCTGCGAACGGGCCTACGCCGCCCTGACTGGGCCCGCGCCCTGAGCTATTGCGTGTGGTCGCCATAGACGTAGCCCATCTGCTTGGTGGCCGCCTGCGATTCCTTGAGGTAGACGGCGGAGAGGGAGGTCGTGGCCTTCCGCAGATCCGACTGCAGGGTGTCGCGCTCAGCTGTCAGGGTGTCGACCATGAGCACCAACTTCCTGATGTTGGCCTTGGCCTGGCGCAGGTCCTGCTGGTATTCCTCGATCTCGGTCGCCAGCAGAACGGTCTGCTGCTTCCACATTTCTTCGGGGGTAGGGATGCCCAGGCATCCGAAGTCGTCGTCGGAATCCATGATCATTGCTCGATATATACTGTATGGGCGTACAGTATTCGAGGCTGTGCGGATGATCAAGCGGGGATGACGGGCGGCTACTCCCACTCGATCCTTTCGTCGACCATGAAGGCGGCCAGGTCCTGCCATGGGCGCAGGTCGATCCCGGCGCGCGAGCATGTTGGTTCGTGCTGGAAATCGCAGCTGGAGAACTGGACGAATTGGGCGGATCGGCATTCGGTGCAGTGCACGGATGTGGAGTGGATGCGCCAGGCGCGCTTCCAGCGTTCCAGTGGCAGTTCATCGGTTGCGGCTTGGGTCAT